CATGGCGTCTTCAATCTCGGCGATTTCCTCACCAAGAATACCAATTGCCATCCATCGGACTTTTTCCAACTCAGTGCGCAAAATGGCGCAACGCCGGTCAAACGCGCTACGATCATCCGGCTTGGCCTCCTCGACGAATTCGAGCGCTGCTTCCAGCGCTGCGGTGCCCTCACTGAATGTCGCCAGATGCTGAGGCAATTCAATTTCTACGTCATCGTCCATGTTGTGCATTTCTTCATTCATAGTTATTTCCTCCATGAAAAATAAAACGGGCGCACCCCCTCCGAAGAGAGAATGCGCCCGTTTCTAACGTTCCAGGCTGGCCGTTTCAGTGGCTAGCTATCTATTTTGTTTTGTGAAGCAGCCGGACAACTCGCCAAAGTATTCCCGGCTGCTTCTGAGGACCACATTTCGACGAATTACTAACAGCAAAGCTGTCAGCAAGCGCGAATGCAGTTTAGCACGTCTGTGCTCCTGAGTCAACGACTATGTTCAGCTTCCCCCAGCATCGCCAGTCGCCATGTGATGCGACCGTCAAAATCTACGCTTACAACAAGAGCATAATCTCCAAAAGGCAAATTTTGCACACGGCGCGCAATGTTGGCCACATCACGCGGCACGTGCAGTCGCTGATGATCCATCGCCGTTTTGACCACCTGTCTACCCGCTACCACTGCACTTTTGTTCATAAAGTTATTGTTGGCTGTCCTCCAGGTTTGGATCGGTACTAAATCCATCTCGCAAGTCAACCGCATCCCCCATGCTCAAAAGCAACGCTTCATCTTCTTCGTTTTCTGGAATCATCTCGATAATCAACTTCCCGTCAATGCCAACCACTTCACGAACAATCATTGCGGCTCCTCTGACATGACCATATATTCAAATTGCTCTCCGTAGCGACCATTTTTCCAGTTAGGTCCACCACTAAAAGCGAATATGCGTTCAACAGGTATTTCCATTTCTATGACATCATACCCGTTAAATTTGCGAGCGGTTCCAATATCAGTCGTCCAAGATTCGACGACACCGGGCGTACGTATACTGCTTTTTACTCCTCGATACAACTTGACAGAGCGCTTCCCTCGCAATGCATCTTGCGTATCATTATAGATCGACCGTACAACAGGTCTGGCCGCCCGAATATCATCGGCGCTAATTTGATAATTATTGCGGTTCAAAAGCAGACCTTTCTGCCCAAACTCTTCCCGGATTGCGTTTTTGAGCAGGATTGACTTTTTATAGTGAGCCCCAGAAACCCAGGAATCCAAAAGACCCCTCTCAGATATTGCTGAGGTCGTTCTTGTCCCGGGTATGTTTTTCGATGGGGTATAATCTTCGTACCGCCGACTGGTAGTATCTCCATACTCTGCCCTGTCCGCCAACTCAGCCGCCGCGGCATTCCGCATCTGCGCTGTCAGTGCGTCATTTATGTCATTCCGCAATATCAACGTCCAAACTGTGCGGCAAAAACTGTGAAATGGCGGATCACGCATCTTGTCAGCAAAGCGGGGCGTCCCAGTCAGGCGGAAGCTCTCCTCCATCTCTACGACTTGTCCATGCACCTTCAGACAGCAATTCGTCGTGCGCCCGTCGATTGCCGCTACCGCTTGGCGAACAAATTCACCTTGTCTCCCAGAACGAGAGATCGCCCCATTGATCCCGTGTGAAAGCCCACCAATCGCTGCGATCACAAGCCAGCGCGCCCCATCCCTAACAATCGGAGACGGCGATAACGTCCCTACTCGGTTGTCATCGCCAATAATGGCGATCTTTTCGCCGGACATCGCCAGCGCTCGCACCTGCGCGGCTTGCGCATCATAAGTCGCCATCCATGCAGTCAATTCTGCATCCTGTACTAACGGAGGTGACACTCCCGGCAGACTATAAAGTGCTGCCATGCGTCGGGCCTGCTCGTTGCCGGCCTCCGCCGCCGCCCGCAACGAATTGACTGCTACTTCTTCGACGGACAAACGCAACTCCGCCAAGACTTCGTTGGCGATGCGTAAATCAATGCGCTCGCCACCAGCCAACGCCCGGCGCGCTTGGCGATAGGCGGTAAGGATACGCCCGCGCGGGTGACGGGATGTTCCCAGCCGCGCAAACAGGCGGGACAGTTCGCGGTCCGTAGCGGATGCAATGCGGATCGCCTGAGCATGTTCTTGCTCGCTCACTATCCATCCTCACTATCGCTCATCGTCATATCAATGCCCAGCATGGCGACTCGGGCCTGATACTCAGGCGACCCCTGCATCTTGGCGATCTGCGCCTCCGAGTAGCCCATCTCACGCCAAATTTGATCCTGCGGGATGCCCATCTCGCGCTTAACGCGCCACTCATCCCGCTCATCCTGCGTATCTCGCGCCTGGATCGGCTCCCACGTAGCGATGAATTCGGGCTCGGCGGAAATCTTGTCGCCATACTCATTTTGGAGCAGGCGGGCGACCTCAAATACTTCTACCCATGCCGGATCGTACATTTTCTGCCGTTTGCGAACTTTAGCGAAAAGCCCCTCATTTTGTTCTTTCAGCGTGCCCTCAGCTGCAATCTGGCGCGTAAATGACAGCCTACTCTCTGGAGTAGACGATACAACGGCAACACCGGACAACAACGTCGATAGCAAATTCAGCAATGGCGACAAGTCGCTGCCGTCAATGGCCTTAAAATCAGTATCTTGTTTACTCTTCGTTGTGCCTAAGACCAATGCCGGTTCAACCGTGGCGATGTTGCTGCCGTCTTCCTTCGGAGGCTTGCCGTCCGTCGTAGGTATCCAGCCCAGGGCCACAAAAATTTGGAACGCTGTACTGTCTGCCGAACCTAACAAATCGATCACAGTCTTGTTGACGCCATTTTGTATCGGGATGGCGTCAGTATGCTCGGGACGCAGGGTGCTCGTGTTCTTGAAATGAATCGCGTTGCAACGTTTACCTACCGTTGGGATCGGCCATACTGTATCGCCATCGTCCTGAAATTGTTTAAGCGCCTCATTGACCAGTTCGTATTTTTCTACGCGGTCAGGATAGTAGAGCGTCAAACGTCGGCGCGTGCGTTTTGCATCAATGCGTTCTGTCCAGCGCTTCGAGATATAAAGTAGAGGCTGCGACGTGTCGCCGTCTGGATAATGAGCTTTGCAACCAAAACCATCACCGCCCACATCAGGCGACACATAGGCCGGATGCGGGATAAAGCGAGCGTGACGGTACTCATCGTCCCAATCCACGATAATGAAGGCTTCACCCTCGCTCAATGCCAATTCGTGAACATCGGATGACAAAATGCCCAACTGATTGCACCCGTAAATCTGCTCAGCCCATTCGGCCACTGGCCGCGCAATCGGCAGGCGATCTTCACTTGTTACCGCCTGCTCTCCGCTTGGCTCATCCGTGTTCATGCCGAGAAACACGAGGCGCTCTTCCACGCTGCCGACAACCAGGCGGCAAACGTTGAGATTGAATTCGTCACCATCGCCAATATTGAGGAATGCTTTCAGCCGGTCATTCAGGAAGGTATCCTGATCGCCCTCATAGTAACGACGCGCTTTCAGCACAGCTTTTTGGCGCGCTGCCTCTTCATTACTCAAGTGCTTGGCAAATTGCAATTCTAAATCTGTGATCATGCGTATTTCCCTACGTAGCTGACAAGGCCACTCGGCGCAGCCATGATGCCATAACGAAAAGCGTCATATGGATCGTCCCCGCCTTCGCCGTCTTCATCAACGTCAAATTTCAGGACGTCTTCCGGGCGATGCGGGTCATGCTCCATCGCCGGTATGCACTCGATCAGGTAACGGCAGCGGTCCCAAATTTGCACCCTTGGCGGCTGACCGTTGTCGGGATCACCCAGCCGCTGAAGCACCTCGCCCGCGCCGTTGATGCGATCCATGTTTGCCCGCTGGAGTGGCAACCCCTCCGCTTCGTACTGATCGGCGATAGTCTGGCCGCTACGGTTGCCCCGCTGTGCAAATACGTCAGTGCCTGCATAAATACCGGATAGATCGCCAACGCGGAACCCGTGACGGGCAATCATCGCCTTAATCGTGGCTGCGTGCTGTTGGGGCAGCAGCTTAGATTGTCGATGCTCATCAATCACATGTACCACGCCGTCTGAATCCTGACCTAACAGATAAAATGCAGTCGGATGCGTGAAGCCGTAATCAAACCCGCCCCACACGTGCCAATTATGCGGCACGCTCTCCCAGGGCTTTGCGACATGGGCATCGTGCCGAAACGTTGTAAAAAACTGGCCGGCCGCTATGTCCCAATCGCCATACCGGTAAGCCCGCAAACGCCAACCAGTATTTTCCTCCAGGCGTCGCCGGTAGCCCGCATCTACAAATACGTTGTCATCCACCGTTGCAGGAATAAAACGCGTTTCAGTTTCGACACTTTTGCGGGCCGGCTCAACAAACGTGCGCTTAAACCACTGATGCCCAACGCCGCCTGGGTTTGTTGATGCGTAGACGCGGGGCTTAAAACCCTCCCGACTGCTGCGGTTGGAGTCGCGCAGCGTGCGGTACTTGAGCAACGCCAGCGTGGTGGCTTCCTCAATGGCGATAATCTCGTACTCAATGCCGAGATAATTGTCGATATCCCGATCATCCTTAAAATGACCGAGAAAAATACGGCTGTCATTCCATAGCGTAACGACGCCATCCTGGCGATTATATTCATGCGGCACAAAGCGCAGGATTTTGCGCCGCATATCCTCGAATTGCTCGCGCGCGCGCTTGCCAACCTTGCGCAGGTAAAGCGCTTTGACGCCCGGAAAGCGCCTGCAATCGTCGAGCGCCAATTGGGAAAAAATAGCATGTGATTTGCCAGGACCACGTGCACCACCGAAACCAACCTGATCAAGCGGCGAACCAATATAATCACAACGGCGCGCTGCCGCATGAAACTCAAGTTGTTTCGGCTGTGGCACATAACCGGCGCTGATAAAATTACGCAACTGATCAGGCGTGCAACCAAGTTGACAGGCATAGCGTACCAGCGCGTCATGTTTGCTCGCCATATATGCGGTCTATCGCTCTGTCTATCTCGGCTGCGATCTGGTGCACCTCCACCGGCCCGCCGTCAGCACCAGTATGCTCTTGGCGAGGACCCCACCCTCGACGCTTTGCTTGCGGTGAGTTGTTGAGAACATACATGACGGCTTGCATGTTTTGGTCTTGTACCACCTGTTTGTATAACACGCTTTCGGCATCATCAACCATGCGCTCTCGACCATCGTCGAGAGCGCTCATCAGCGTCGGCGATGCGTTGATCCAGTGGTAAACAGCAGTGCGTGACACTCCATAAGCGCGCGCTATGGCAGACACATTGCCTCTTGTTCTTTCTATCTGCTCAAGCAACTCTGCTACCTTAGGTTTTGCCATTTTTTTCAGTGTAAGTTGTGCCAACCAAGAATCACAAAGCGAACGGCAAGAATCGAACTTGCGTCTAGTCGGTGGACCCGACTCGGCTTTCCATTTTGCCTACGTCCGCACGTTTTGGGTACGGCTGCGCTAGTGGTTCAATTTGTCGGCGCATTGCTCTGTCCAACGGGTACAAATAGCGGTGCTTGCCTGGCTGAAAAACTTTTTTGCACTCGCTAATAACAGGGACTTTTCGCATCTCTCCATACTGGAGCTTCCAACCAGATGAGCTAACTTGTCTTTGATGCCAGATGCGGCCGGTCGTATCTTCGTATTTGTACCCAGATGGCGTTTCACCTGTGTAAATCCAGTTCATCGCCTGATAAATTCCGCCGTGATGCCCTTCGTGAGGGTCGGCATAGGAGTATACGAGTCGAATTGATTGCGACTTTTTTAGTGAACGCAACGCCATGCTGACTATTTGCGAGGCGACAATA